GACCGCTCCGACGTGCACTTGCCGAGAGTATCGTGTGAGTGGATATATTGGGAAGGCATTCAGATTATCTACGAGAGCGAAGTTATGACTCCTTTCGGAGACGTTAACATGTCTAGAGATAGTGAGTGCCAACCTTAATATACATTCTACGAACTCTCGGCTTTGTGCCTTTCAATCCAGGGGAGAAGATGATGGACGACATTCTTGCATTTGTGCTACAGTGGTCCGACACTATTGTCGAATGGCTGAACCGTATCATTGCGGCTCTCGAAGCCTTTGTTAAGGCTCCGACTCCAAAATGAAACAGTTCGCTAAATCGATTGGTGCCGAGCTACAGTTGCTTCAAATGCGGTCTGCCATCCAGTCCATCGAATCCCATGGGTTGGTCGAAGCGGCCGCTTTACGTGCTGCCGAGGCAGCGCGTCGCTACACCTCCGCATCGGGGACTAACAAGATTGAACTCGATCTCTTCACCCTCTGCGTCGCTCTTATTAGCTTTATGCTAATAACGATTGGCATAGTTGGTGTTTTGCTCGTGTTCGTTCCTGGAAACTCCCCGACTTAGAGGTTCTTATGGTGCCTTATAGCAAGCAGGGCGGAAAAGACCAGTTTGTAACTGGTAGTAACGGTGTGACAAATCTGTTCCGGCCTATTGGCTGGTACGACTATGTCACCTGTCCTATCAGTAACAAAGGAGATTTCTTCATTCCCACTCCGTGGAATTACACAGTACATCGTGAAGATTACATAGAGGGGGCTCAGAAGAAGTTCCAGGTCAGCCCGCCTGTAATGATATCGTCTACCGAGGGTAACCTCGGTGCGCCGATACCTGTGCCTACATGGGACGCCAGGGATAGCATGTACAACCTCGCCCTCAATCGTTTAAACGATAAAGTTCGTGGCAACCTCGACTTGAGCGTAGCTCTTGCCGAGGCTGGTACGACTACCAGGATGATTAAGAATACGCTCAAGCTGTTAAGGCATGCGCGGAAGCTTAAACCTCCTGGTGGGTTCGGAAGTACACGTGATGTAGCGAACGGGTACCTTCAGTTCAAATACGGTTGGAAGCCTCTTCTCAGCGATATATTTGGAGTCGCTGATGAAAGCATCCGTATCGTACAGAACAAGATCCAGCGAATTTCTGCTGGGTCGAAGGTACGCGAGAGTGGACCTGTGACGGTTGTCTACAGTTCGATCAACGGCTCTCCAAACGTACCCGCAATGCGGATGCGAGCGGAGTCCAGCTTCTCGGGATGTAGGATCGGCGTAATACTGCAGATTCCTCCGTCGGCATTCCGGCTTGATCGCTGGATGTCGATGAATCCGATTAGCATTGGATGGGAGTTAATTCCTTACTCCTTCGTCGTTGATTGGGTATACGATATAGGTTCATATCTTAGGAATATGGAGACAGCTTTATTGTACAACACTGTCTTCTACTCCGGATATGTTACTGAGATCAGACGTGTCGAAGCCGAAGACTTCGTGGCCAATTATGACCAAGTTGTCAACGGTGTAAGACACACTATCCCAGAGGCGAAAGGAAAGCTCTTACACATTGAGTTTTTCCGTCGCCGCCTATCAGCATACCCGCTCCCTCGCAAGCCCACGATAGACGTGAGCTTGAGCAGCAGTCAGCTCTTCTCGGCAGCGGCTCTCCTCCGGCAGTTGTTACCGGCGGGGAAACGAGGTCCGAGATCTGATCCTCCAAACTACAGTAGGCCCGATAGGGCCCCTGCAGCCGGGTTAGGTCATTAGAGATGTCTGCTGTGGTAGAGATATAGAATTGTTTCTATATCGGCTACCTGCCGTACGCTACTTGCAATCCTGCGGTAGCGAACCAGAGCCCTTGTGGGGCTCGTATGAGAGGAATCTCATGGCTGCTAGCAACATCGTCCTTGCGGACGCACAGGCGACCCCTGTAAACCATACCTTTGTACCCCTCGGACCGGATAAAGAGGGTGTGTTTTGGTTCGAAGACCAGTCCCAAGCTTCTGCGAACGGTTTCTGGCGTATCAGCATGCAGCTGAAACGCCCGGACCAGGCGCAGACGGGGCAGTCAACGGCCCAACGCACCTTCCGGATGAAGGTCGGCATGCACCAACCGGTGCTCGAGACGCTGGGAACCAATACGGTTACCGGCATTCCTCCTGCACCGACGGTGTCGTACATCAACCGTTGTTTCGTTGAGTACGTGATTCCGGAGCGGGCCACCTTGCAGAATCGTAAAGATATCCGCAAGATGGTTTACAACCTCCTCAACGAGTCGCAAAACGTCTCGTTGGTGGAGTCGCTTCTCGTGCCGTACTAACATCTAAGGAGTAAGATGAAATCCCGCATGCACAGTGATGTGTTCGAGAGAGTTGTGCTCTCTCTTTGCGAGAAAATCAATACTCCTAGGTCCCTAGCCACATGGTTGTGCTTTAAGTACAACCAGGCGGAGTTGCTGAATCTTCCGCCAGTGGACGTTGCAGACAACAATACTGATCAGTTCCAGCTCGATTACTTCATCACCGAGTACCTTTCAAAGTACAAGGGGTTGAAAACGTCGATTGATACTGCCAGTGTTGCGCTCGGCAAATGGAGATCTGCCGAACAGAAATGTCTGGAAATAAATCAGAAGTTCCGTGCTTATAAGCTACGCCCGTTTTCCGGGCGCGTAGAAGCGACCCTATTCAGGGCGCAACGTAAAATAGCTCATTTGCTCGGTCCTTTAGATACACTCCGGACACTTTCTGACTGCAAGTGGGGTCCTGGCGCCACGTTCGACTTTGATCGTCGACGAGCAACGCCAGACAACAAGATCTCTCAAGCAATCTCCGTCACAGAATCTGCAT